GCGAGGTCGAGGTCTTCGACATGACCTACGGCGGGGGCACCCGCCGGGGCCTGCGTCTGAAGAACACCGGCTTCGCCGTCGGCTACGTGACGCGGCTCTTTGGCACCGACAAGGTGCGGGTCCTCCGGACCTGCTGCTGATGGAGAGGGAAAGGAGGTACCCCAGATGAACGGCATTCCCTCGGAGCACCTGAACGCTCTGTTCACCCAGAAGCTGGACACCGGCGAGGGTCGCGAGAAGACCGCGGCCTACGGTGGCCTCTACATCCGGGACAAGCTGCGCGAGGTCGCGTTCTCGCGCAAGGTCATCCCGCCCAAGCAGATCACCAGGAACGAGTGCCAGCGGTCGGTCAACCACGACACGCTGGTGCGCATCGTGGACGTCGAGCCGGAGAGCCGGGCGATGGCCATCACGTTCCGCGGTGAGCCGGACGCCCGGTACATCCGTGCGGCCCGGTACGAGATCCCCTTCCACACGATCGCCAGCGAGGTCTTCGAGAAGACCGAGCAGGAGCTCATGGCCTACGAGATGCCGATCACCAAGGTGATCGAGGACAACACCGTCAAGGACATCCAGGCCATCGAGGACCGCGAGTTCCTGATCCACATCGAGGCCTGCGTGCAGGCCCTGCAGCTCGAGGCCAACGGTGGCACGCCGACCAAGTTCAGCCGCACCACGGTGAACGGGGGCACGGTCGCCATCGCCTCGGTGGTGAAGGGTGAGCTGGCGCTGATCGCCGGCGGGTCGGACGACTTCACGGTGCACGCCGTGCAGCGGCCTGACTTCGTCAACCTGTTCAAGCTGATGGACGGCAACGAGCTCAAGGGCGAGCTGCTGCTCCTGACCGAGGTCGATGCGGACGACATCCTGCAGTGGACGGTCGAGGACTTCGGCGACCGGGTCCAGTCCGAGACGGCGGTCGAGGGCTACAGGTACAACACCGTGCTCGGCCGCAAGGTGATCCGCACGATCAAGACCAAGATCCTGCGGGCCGGCAACATCTACCTCTTCACGGCGCCGGAGTTCTTCGGCCGGTTCTACATCCTGAACCAGACGAAGTTCTACATCGACAAGAAGGCCAACGTGATCTCCTGGCAGAGCTGGGAGGACATCGGCATGGGCATCGGCAACATCGCCGCGGTGCGGAAGCTCGAGCTCTACCGCGGCTCCGTGACGCCGGGCGCCACCGACACCGGCTACGCGGACCGGCTGCCGCTGGACGAGGAGGACCTGTACGGTCAGAACAACAGGGCGGACCAGGGCCTGACCTTCCCGCAGGTGGACCAGTTCTAGGACTGGCGAGCTGAAGGAAGCGTAGACTCCAAGTCCGTCTCACCTCTCTGGGGGGAGCCGGCCACGGACGGTCGGCTCCCCTCTCCCCCGGACGGGGCGACACCAGGTCGTCTTGTGCGGCGGAAACCGAGAGACTGAACAGGAGGTCCGATATGGCTCCCGACGAGACCCAGGCCGCCGAGGTCGAGGACGAGCTGCTCGAGGAAGAGGACGAGGCCCAGGAGGCCTCCGAGAAGCCGGTCGAGCATCCGGCGTTCAAGGTCGTGAGTACCCGCCTCGCGCCGCACAAGCGGACGCTGCGGCGCGCGGACCCGGGCAAGACCAGGCGCAAGCTGTTCATCGCCGGGCAGCGCGTGTTGCCGAAGCGCTTCTTCCAGCTCCCGCTGACGCCGGAGCAGGTCGAGGATGAGAAGTCTCGGCTGGCCGAGTACGCCGCCTCGGGTCTCATCGATCTGCTCGAGCACGTGGGCGACGGCGACTACGAGGTGGTCGACCTGGCGCCTTACCTCGAGGAGGGTGCCCCGGTACCGGCCATGATGAAGCCCGAGCCCGAGGATGCCGACGAGGACGAGGACGGTGAGGGAGAAGATCCCGGAGCCGGCGAGACCTCGGAGGGTGCCGACGACGAGGGTGCCGACGACGAGGGTGCCGACGAGGACGAGGAAACCTACACCCGGGAGGAGCTCGAGGCGATGAAGAAGGACGAGCTCATCGCGCTCTGTGAGGATAACGAGCTCGACTCCAAGGGCAACAAGGACGTGCTCGTCGATCGTCTGCTCGGCGAGGAGGAGTAGGCCATGAATCTGAAGGTCTGGAACATCTCCGACGCGACGGACCGACCCAGGAACCTGGACCTCGTGGGCCAGTCGATCCGGCCGGGCAAGCACGGCTTCATTCCCCAGGAGCGGGTGAAGCGTATCCAGCGCATGATCGATGCCGGCGTGGTCTACATCGGCGAGTATCCGCCGGCGAAGTACCTCGCTGCCAAGCGGAAGGCACGCGGGCAGGGCGCGGCGAGGCGTCACCGGGTGGAGATGCCCGAGGTCGTGCCCTGCGAGGCGCAGAAGCACAAGCCTCCTCTCGAGCCGGGCACGAACACCGACGGCATGCCCTACGTGGAACCGGAGGCCGAGACGACCAGTGAGGCGCCGGAGACGCTGCAGGACGACTTCGAGACGATGAGGAAGGGCGACCTGATCATGATGTGCGAGGAGCGTGGTCTCGAGACGGAGGGGACGAAGCGCGAGCTCATCGCCCGTCTCCAGGGGTAGTCGATGTCGAACCCGGCGGTCACAGCACAGGACAACACCAAGAGGCTGCGCATGTTCGCGGCCCGGTGCCGCCTGTTCATGCGGGACTTCAAGGAGCTGAACCGTCTGGTGAAGGGACATGAGACGAGCCCTCGGCTGATGGTGTTCGCCGTGGTCGACACCCTGCAGGACGTGCGGTCCACGCCGCCCCTGATGTACTTCGATGACGACTACCTGCTGGACCCGGTGACGGGCATCCCGAGCATCCTGATGCGTGGGGTTCTCGTGCATGTCCTGCAGTCCGTTGGCGTTTTGCAGCTGCGCAACCATCTCGACGTCTCGGACGGCGGGGTCCAGGTCGGGATCTCCAATAAGAGCCCGATGATCCAGCACTGGGTGCAGCTGTTCATGAACCACTACGAGCAGAGCAAGGTGAAGTGGCTCGTGGCCAAGAACATCGAGGGTGCGTTCGGGTACGGCGTGTCCAGCGAGTACGACAACCTCGGTGGCTGGTACGGTGACTTCACCAGCACTGTGGAGTTGAACTGATGGACGTGCTGACCCGCGGACTTCTCGGCGACGAGCGCCCCTGGGCCGACCGTGCGGCCGACTTCCTCTATCTCACCCAAGTGGGGCTAGAGAAGACCGCGGCCGATCTCACGCAGGCGCAGCGGGAGGCATTGCCGTCCAAGGCGTTTGCCGTGCCGGAGAAGAAGGCGAAGAAGATCGGTGTGGCCCACGAGGTTCGGGGTGAGGCGAAGGGCAAGTACCCGATCCCCGATCTGGCCCACGCTCGCAATGCTCTGGCCCGGGTCAGCCAGCACGGCACCCCGGCCGAGCGTGCGGCTGTGCGCAGCAAGGTGTACGCCAAGTACCCCCAGCTCAAGGCGGGCTTCAAGGGGCGTCACGGCGGGGAGTCACCCACCGAGAAGAAGCACCTCAAGAAGGTGGAGCAGGGCGGCATCGGCAAGGCTGCTGCCGTCGGTCGTGGGACCAAGTTGGCTCTTGGTGGTGGGGCAGCCGGTATCTTCGGCGTCGGCACCGCCATCGGCCATCAGGCCGGGCTGCGCAAGTCGCGTGCCGGCTGGGGGCGCACCGGCGCCGAGCTCCGCTGGAAGCTGAAGAAGCATGCCGCCGCGACCCAGCGCGAGCACCTCGTCGGTGCGGGCCTCACGGCCGGCGCTGCGGGAACTGGAGCCCTGGTGCAGGCCCGCCGGCATCGCGCCCTGCGCCAAGAGGCCAAGGCGATGGCCCAGCTCCCGGAGACGCTCGAGCGCAAGAGCCAGGCCCTGGCCAAGCGCCTGGGCATGAAGACCCAGGAGGGCGCCGGCCGGGAGATCGGCAAGCAGCTCCTCGAGAAGGGCGGCATCAAGCCCGAGAAGATGATGAAGCGCTACCGGGCTCGTGTGGGCAAGGGAGCTCTCATCGGGGCTGGGCTGGCTGGTCTCGGTTACGGCGCCTACCGGCTGGGCAAGCACTCCTCGGTGCAGATGCCCAAGTTGGCAGTTGGTGCCTTGCCCCTGGCTGCGATCGGTGGTCTGGCGGGCGGAGGTCTCGCCGCTGCCAGCCAGGCCATGTCCCTACGTAAGGGGCTCGAGGGCAAGAGCCTGGGCGAGATCGAGGCCGAGCAGCGGCTGGAGAGGCTGAACAAGATG